TATGTTGATAGTGGTGAAATGAATAAGGAGAGCGTATCTATTGAAGATGCTAATGGAAATCATTACGCAGAGTTTATTGATATCATCAAACCAGAACCATTAAAACCAACTAAAGGTATTGGTAGTGACTTACTTGGTGAAGGTCCTAGTTTTGAAATTGGTGGTAAAAAGACAACAGGTATGGGTGGAATGACTCCACAAGATGTTGATAGACTGAAGCAAGGGAATCCTGGTGCTGCTGGAAAAATAGATCAAAAATATCAACAGATTAGACAAGGAATCAATTCACCACTTGCTAAAAAAGAACCTAAAAAAGAGATGCAGGTTGCACATTATGAACCAGACTTAAAAACCTTCCAACAGTTTATGGAAGATTGGCAGAAAGTCAATCGTCAGGATAAAACTGATGGATTGAGTCAAGCAGCAGTAGATGCTTATCGTCGTGAGAATCCTGGTTCAAAACTTCAGACTGCAGTAACTGAGAAGAAACCAAAAGGTAAAAGAGCGAAACGCCGTGCTAACTTCTGCCGTCGAATGAAAGGCATGAAATCAAAACTGACTTCTGCAAAAACTGCAAGAGACCCAGATTCAAGAATTAACAAAGCACTACGTCGTTGGAACTGTAACTAAAATGAAATCTTTTCAACAATTTATTTCAGAAAGTATCACTATCAATGGTGATTTCAATGGAACTCTAAATGTAGGTTCCTCTCAACCAGAACAAGCAACCGAGTCTTTCTTTGCCGACGTTGTTTGGGAAGGGAAGATGTATCGTTTGGAAGTGGAAGGCAAGATGCTTCCCAAAAATGAACTTGCAGAACAAATCCAAGGAGAATATCCTGGAGCAATCGTTCATAACGTTTATCCAAATCAGGTAAATACTTCAAGAATTAAAAACGCACAAAGATATCAACCAGAGAGATTGTCTTGGGGTCAGTGATTTATGGCACAATTTAATAAAAGTACTCAAGATTTTTTAAATCAAGAGAGAACTCTTTTTGAAGTTAATATGATCGCCAATAAAAATGGCGAGGTAGTTACACTTGACAACCCATTTCCAGTTACTGGAACTGTTGGAATTTCATCAGATACTCTTATTACTATCAACCCAGATACAAATGCTGTTGATGCATTTGGTAGGAGTAGAGTTTCTGAACCATTTACTCTTGGCGACTACAAGCACTTATATGCTATTGACCCAAACTTTTTGGATAGTGTTTCTGGTGCAGGTTCAACAGTATCATTTTTGCAAAACCAAGCGTGTGCAAGATTACAAACTGGTATTGGAACAACTGCATTTAGTGTTCATCAAACGAAGTTTTATCATCACTATCAACCAGGAAAAGGACAACTAATTTTTAGTTCTTTTAACTTCTATGCTCCTCAACGAAATGCAACTAAAAGAACTGGATATTTTGATGATAGAGACGGAATTTATTTTGAACAGGTGGGTCTTAATACTTCTGATGGAATAAATACTGGTATTGGAACAAACAATTGGGTAATCAGAACTTTTGTAAGTGGTATTGCAACCGAAACCAGGATTCCACAATCACAATGGAACAGAGATAAATGTGATGGAACGGGAACTTCTGGGTTCAATTTAGATATTACAAAAACTCAACTTGCATTTATAGATTTTCAGTGGTTAGGTGTTGGTAGAGTTCGTTGTGGATTTGCTCATAATGGACAACTCATCACCGCACACGAATTCAACCATTCCAACTATCAGAGCACAGTTTATATTGCAAATCCAAACCTACCAGTTCGTTGCGAACTCCGAAATACTGGTGTAGGTATTGGAGCATCATTTGATCAGATTTGTTCTTCTGTAATGTCAGAAGGTGGATATGTAGAAAGTGGTATTGACTTTGCTTATACAATGACTGCTACAAGAACCACACCAACACCAGCAGGAACAGAACTTCCTTTGGTTGCCATTCGTCTCAAAAATATTTTTCAGGGATATCCAAATAGAATATCAGTTAAATTGAATAATATTTCATTATTCTGTGAAACAAATAGTATTGTTTATAAAGTTATAAAACTTCCAAGTTCTGCTTATTTGAGTAATGCGGGAACTTTAACTTGGACTTCTGCTTCTGATAATAGTGGTGTTGAGTTTTGTATTAATGCAACAACTTACAATAATGGTGATGTTTTTGCATCTGGTTATGTTCCTTCTGGTGCATCACAAAACTCACTTTCACCAGTTGCTTCTGGTACGTTAAGTCAGGCAAAGAAAAATATTATTGTTCAAAATATAGATTCATCAAACTCTGAAATTTATGTGCTTGTTGTAAGAACCATCACTACTACTGGTAATGCCACTGCTAGCGTTGCTGCTGCTCTTCAGTGGAGGGAGATTTACTAAATTATGAGTGAAGTTTATCTTGGTAATCCTAATCTAAAAAAAGCAAATACACAAATTGAATTTACCGAAGAACAAATTATTGAGTTCTTAAAGTGTAAAGAAAATCCTGTTTATTTTGCCAGAAATTATATTAAAATTGTTTCTCTGGATCACGGTCTTGTGCCATTTAAGATGTATCCGTTTCAAGAAAAATTAATTGATAATTTCCACAAGAACAGATTTAATATTTGTAAGATGCCCCGCCAGACGGGTAAATCTACGACTTGTGTTTCATATTTGTTACATTATGCAGTATTCAACGATAATGTTAATATAGCTATTCTAGCGAACAAAGCATCTACAGCAAGAGACTTACTTCAAAGATTACAACTTGCTTATGAAAACTTACCTAAATGGATGCAACAGGGTATCATATCATGGAATAAAGGATCTTTAGAACTAGAAAATGGCTCCAAGATTTCGGCTAACTCTACTTCTTCATCTGCTGTCCGAGGCGGATCCTATAATATCATCTTTCTTGACGAGTTCGCTTTCATCCCGAATCACATTGCTGATGACTTCTTTGCCTCTGTTTATCCTACTATTTCTTCTGGACAAAGCACAAAGGTAATTATTGTTTCTACACCACGCGGTATGAATCACTTCTACCGTATGTGGCATGACTCTGAACGCGGTAGAAATGAATATGTGCCAACAGACGTTCATTGGTCCGAAGTACCTGGTAGAGACGCTGTATGGAAAGAGCAGACGATTGCTAACACCTCAGAACAACAGTTTAAAGTTGAGTTCGAGTGTGAATTCTTAGGATCTGTTGATACTCTAGTTAATCCAAGTAAGTTAAAAACTTTAGTATATAATGACCCAATAAAAAGAAATAAAGGTCTTGATATCTATGAAGAACCAATAGAAGAGCACAACTATTTAATGACTGTCGATGTGGCTCGTGGAATTGGCAATGACTATTCTGCATTTGTAATCTTTGATATTACAGAGTTTCCTTATCGAGTTGTTGGTAAGTATAAAAATAATGAAATCAAACCAATGCTATTTCCAAGTATCATACATGAAGTAGCAAAAGGTTATAATGATTCTTGGGTTTTAATTGAAGTAAATGATATTGGGGACCAAGTATCAAATATTCTTCACTTTGATTTAGAATATGACAACATTCTTATGTGCTCTATGAGAGGTAGGGCGGGACAGATTGTTGGTTCGGGATTTAGTGGCAAGAAATCTCAGCTGGGAGTTCGAATGACTGCATCCGTTAAAAAATTAGGATGCTCCAACTTGAAAACTCTTATTGAAGATGATAAGTTGATGATTTATGATTATGATGTTATTTCAGAATTGACAACATTTATACAAAAAAATAGATCGTTCGAAGCAGAAGAAGGTTGCAATGATGACTTAGCAATGTGTTTGGTTATTTTTGCATGGCTTGTTGCTCAAGACTATTTTAAAGAGATGACAGACAATGATATAAGAAAAAGAATTTATGAGGAGCAAAAAAATCAGATAGAACAAGATATGTCACCATTTGGATTTCTTTCAGATGGTTTAGATGATATGGAAAGTATTATTGATCAAGATACTGGTGATCGTTGGATGATTGCAAGCAAATCAAATAGACAGGAAACTTTGGAAATATGGAATGTTGATGAATATGGGGATAGGTCCTACATGTGGGACTACATGTGATGGATTTAGATAAGGAGATAGAATTAGAACATTTATTATTTTTCGATAGGAGATGTAGAGTTTGTGGAAAAGTTAAAAATTTATTAGAAGACTTTTACTTAACTCGCAAGGATAGAGGTTCTTTTCCATCTGCATATTCTTATGAATGCAAAGAATGTACTGTTAAGAGGACTACAGAAACTAGAAAGAGACCAAGGGGAATAATAAAGTGGGAATATCCTGACTGGTGATCATACTCATGCATGGCTTCCCCATTCAAAATAGACTTTTTAATAAATAATTTCAGATAATTCTGGATAGCACGGAGAATAAAGATGCCTATAAATTTAGCATCTCCTGGAATTGTAGTAAGAGAGGTTGATCTTACTAATGGAAGGATAGACCCAACCTCTGATAAAGTTGGTGCTATTGTTGCACCTTTTGCCAAAGGCCCTGTTAATTTGCCAACACTAATTCAAAATGAGCAGGAGCTACTCAATGTTTTTGGTAAGCCATATACAATTGATAAGCACTATGAGCAGTGGCTAACTGCTTCATCTTATTTGGCATATGGTGGAGCCCTAAGAGTTGTAAGAGCATCAGGAACATCTTTAACTAATGCTCTAGCAGGAGCAGCAACTAGCGTTACAATTAATAGTCTTGACGACTATACAAATAAGCAATATGATGAGAATGTCATTCCCAATGTAACTGTGGTAGCTAAAAACCCAGGTTCATGGGGAAATGGTCTAAAGGTTGCACTTATCGACTCAAGAGCAGACCAAATTCTGACAGGAATTAGCACTGCAGGTCTTGCAGTTGGTTACGGAGTAACTCAAGGTCTTGATGGTAAAACCGATATTGGTGCTGGTACAACTTCTTCATTAACTGGATTTACGTTAAGAGGGGTTGTTACTGGAATTGGACAAAGTACCGTTAGCGTTAAGATTCAGAGCAAAGTCTCATCCACATCAGTTGTAACACCAATAGATTATACTCCAAGCGGAGTTTATGCATTTAATGCAACAGGATCGGTTGGTTTCCACACAAATGGTTCGTCCGTCGCATATGCATCATCCTCTTATAGTGGAGTCTCAGATTGGTTCGACAATCAAAATATTGTAATTTCTTCTGCTGGAATTACAACTGTAACAATTGCATGGAATTCAATTGCAAGCAGACCTGGTACAACTGCATATGCAGAAACTAGAAATGCAAGACATGATGAAATTCATGTGGTTGTAATTGATGGTACTGGAGAAGTTACTGGCACTGTTGGGACAATTCTTGAGAAGCATCTTTCACTTTCCAAAGCAAAAGATGCAGAGTTCTCTGTAGGTTCTCCATCATATTGGAGAGGATATCTTGCAGATAACTCAGCATATATCTTTGGTGGTTCCCAACCTGCTGGAATCGTTACAACTGGATTCAGCAGTGGATTTACTCTACAATCAGATAATGCATGGGACCAAGAAGCTGAGGGTATTATTTTCTCAGCAACTGGAAATAACACATTAACTCTTGAAAAAGGATATAACTATGACTATAGCAGTGGAATTGCAACGACAGGTGCTTTAAGTTCTTCGATTGCAGATATCAGTGGTGGATATGATTTATTTGAAAATACTGAGGAATATAATATTAATTTCCTAATCATGGGTTCAGCTGGATATGGAAAAGAAAACGCACAAGCATTAGCAAACAAACTAATTTCTGTTGCTGAAATTAGAAAAGATGCCATTGCATTCATCTCACCATATAGGGGTGCATTCCTTACAGAAACTGCAGTTGGAAGTGCTACTGTAAATTCTGCTTCAACAATTACAGATAATGTACTTAGTTTCTACGCTCCACTGACTTCTTCATCATATGCTGTATTTGATAGTGGATATAAGTACATGTTTGATAGATTTAATAATACATTTAGATATGTTCCACTAAATGGAGACATGGCTGGACTCTGCGCCAGAAATGATATCAACAATTTCCCATGGTTCTCTCTGTGCCTTAGATGGATTATATGCTAGTTTAATAGCATTCAGGA